ACACATTAGGGATTTACACGACTTCTACTGTTCCAGGTTTCATCACTCACTCTGTTGGCCCAAAGGTAGGCATCCCCGTCAGCACTGCTTCGCCACGCTACGTTAACGTCCTTGATGCGGCTGGCAGGCACGCCGAGACCTTCCAGACGGTACAGGGCGAGGACTACGACATGCCGGTTGAGGTTGACATGACGGGCCTTGAGGGCGCCATTATGGACCGCACCGCTTATGTCTCTTTGACTCGGAGCAAGGCCGGGGTCTACGTCCGAATGGCGGCCGCCGACCCCGCAAGCACCATCAAGTCCCCTCCCACCGGTAGCGATCTGATGAATGCTCTGGTCTATGAAATGCGTGCTACCAACACTGGGTCTTTACTGGCGCCTAGTAGCTTGGTCAAGGCTGCCTTTTATCGCCATCTGCATTGGTCCATGCCCAAACTCGTTTGGTTCGCCAACGTTGGTGCTTCTGTACCAGCTTCCGCATTCCAACATGTTATTGAGGCCTCCAACGACACCTTTGTGTCCGAGAATGTTTGTGATGACGTTATTCCTAACTATCCAAGACCTGACGCCACGCCTCCACATGACAATTTAATTGAGGAGTTCCACCCTTTTGCCAAGGAAGACCGTGAGGCATCCACACACTACGGTCAAACCGACCAGTTTAAGGACGGTGCCTTCGTCAACCCGGCGGTGCACAAACGAAATGACACTCCTACTTACCGGCTGAGCGTTGAGAAGCGCTTGAAGACTGCCACCCGTGCCCAGAACCTCAAAGCCATGTTAGACAATCCTAGGAAGGACATGTGTGATGAGTATGATCGTCTCGTTCCGATGCCACCCCATTGGACGGAGCAAAACTTTGACGGCTACATTGATCGTGCAATTGACGAGTACCTCTCCAAACGCACTGCCCGTGCTGTGCTCCAAAAATTACAGCAACACGACCCCGATCGCAGCCCCTCCAACATTAAAATCTCGCTGAAGAACCAGGTCATCAAGAAGGCGGAGAAAATGTACAAAAAGGAGGCGCTTCCAGGCCAGTTGATCCATGAGTACGACATCATTCAAACACTCCTCGATTCTTCATATGCGCTGTGGCTAGAAAACCACTTGCCTGACGCTTTTCCCGACAATTTCTTGTTTTACCGTAGGATGGATCCGGATCAATTCATCACGGCTTACTCGAAGCGCTGGCGTGTTGACAACGGGGCCTATGGTTCCGATGTCACCCGCTGGGATGTTGGTTGTGATGCCGCAATGGTTAATTTTGACGTTCATGTCATGCGTTCACTTCACTTTCCCAAGTGGTACGTTGACGCCTACATTGAGCGCCGGTTGTCGAGCTTCTCCCAGCATGGGCCCATGCGCACCATGCAGAATTCTGGGGATCGCTACACCTGGATTCTCAATTCCATTCGTCGGGCAGTTGTCACATCTCTCGTCTGCTCTATCCAGCCTGAGGACACCACCGCGATTAACGGTGACGATGCTGCCGTGGACCGCTATTGCACCGCAC